TGAACACACACCACCAAATCTTCCAAATAGGCACAGTTACACATCTTGACGATCCGTTCCTTCTCCAAGTCAATCGTCTGTTGGTTCCACTTGGGAATGCGTGTTAACAGGTTCTGAAAGGTCATCAAATACTTCTCGGGCTCTTCATTCGTATCACACAGCTGTACCGACTCGTTAAAGATGGAACGAAACCCGTCCATGATATGAGGGGTCACGTAATTCATGAGCAGAATAGACCATTCGTTTTTGGATTCCTGTAATATATTTGACGTTGTATCATCCATATATAGGTTTAGATAAAGAAAACGCATTTTCTAAACGAATTTCTAAACGAAAAGACTGGGTTCAAACTGTTTCAGGATAAAAAAGAGTATCATCTTCTCGTGTTTCACCTTTTTACATAATTCTTCGTAAAAGAACGTAAATTCATGTAAGGCTCCATTTGTTGTATAATGCTGTAACAATCGGTCACCATGTATCCCGTTTTTATAGAGGTGTTCAATGAACTCGAGCCCGCCTTGTTCTTTCCATAGGGTATACTCGGGAGGTAACTCGGGCAACGGAGACACGTTCATCTTGCCTGAAAAATACACATGGACAAAACGCGAACAAATGGGGTTCAATAACTTATCCTTGTAAGACGTCACAATAAAGAAACGATTCTTGTTGCTGTAAATTTCAATACAACGACGCAACGAATACTGCGCATCAATCGTGAGATTTTCCGCATCATACAAAATGATACTCTTAAAAAGATGTGGATGAATACACTGTTGTTTGACGAATTCCTTAATGTCGTCTCGTATCATCTTAATCCCTTTGCACATGGAACATTCAATAAACATACAGTATTGCTGTTTCTCTTCGGGTGTATAAATCTCATTCAGAAATTGTTGTAATGCCTTTCGTTTCCCAGAATGGACATCCCCATGAAGCAACAAATGAGGTAGGTTACGCGACGTCCGATACGTCTCCAGTAAAGAACTTATCATTTCCATCTAAACTACCTTTCATTATTTCTCTATATGATATAATGAAACGAAGAGAGATTATGCTCTTTAGACAAACCGTATCGAAAGAGGCTATACAAAAGTCATTACATGCTTGTTATGAAAACATTGCCTTTTCGACCTTTCCCTATCACGCTTACCATCTATCTCTGTCCTCGCATACGTTGGACAAATATCATTCTGGAAACTGTATTGCGATGACCACCTTTCTCAAACGATACTTACATACCAATTACAAGATACGGTCTTTCATCGTGCCCGCAAGTGTTCCTAGCATTTTTCGAGTGAATGGAACGCCTGAACTCTGTCATGTCTCTTTACTGATTCCCTTGACCGAGACAAGCTATTACATCCTGGACCCGGCATTTTACTTTTTGGGTCCCATGTATGTGGACCAGGTAAAAGCTGAACCTTATGCTGTCGATAGCATGAACATCCATAAACAGAAGCATGAAACCATTCTTGGACAATACAACAGTCAACGTTGTCTCTGTTTTTTTGAAGAGAGTCCATCCGATACATGGGGATACGAAACCTATGAAGTTATAGACCCAGACGAAAGTATCGGTATTCATTTCCTAACGCATAAACCTGAACCCTTTCTATGTAAAACAACCATGGCCAGTGGCGTTCCCTACAAAGATTATCATCTGAAGATGGAACAAGGTCAACTCGTATTCATTCAGGACCACACTGAAGTCTATAGAGGATTGCCCGGCCAATTACCTGAACGTTTGCATGAAGTCGTGGAACAGCTCTTGTTCAAATACTTAAGGCCTTTACGGTAGTGATTAAAAGGGTCTACTTTATTCCCCGCCAAACATCTGGTCAAAGGCCATACCTCCGGCACTGGACAAGAACCCAAAGAAGAAATATTGGATAAACGGAAGACAGCCAATGAAGCAGAGCAGGATACCTAAATATTGCATGGGCTGAATGTCCTCAAACAGCTTGGTTCCCTTCTTGTTATACGCGACAATCAGGTAATAACCCAATCCAAAAAAAGTGAGACAAATCAGTCCAACCAAGGCCATGGACGCCAACGCGCCCAACACGCCACTAAATACCGAAAAAAACATGAAACTGGATAGGCCTGAATTGGATGTAGCTTTCATGTAGATTATACAAATATTTTATTTATCATGGCAACCAACATGAAGAGGATACCGCCCCATATACTATCGATAAAAACAAGAGAAATGGGCCAGTCCCTCAGAATGGCATAGTTGGTGGTTTCGTAAATGAGGTAGACCAGGAACCCTAAAAAGAATGCTTCTCTTATGGTATGGTTTTTGACTACAATAAAATACACCAATAAGGTTGTCATGGCCAGGTAGCATACCAGTGCCGAACTGTAACGTATGGCCAGCGGTTTACGTTGTAGTTTTTCAATGGTTTCATTCATGAATCTATACATCAAGCTAAAGTAGATGGTATCCAACACCACAAACGATACAATCGTCACAATAAATGCAGTCCATAAAGTCATGTTTGATTGCATCTATACTATCTATCTATATTTTATTTAAGCCACACTTCCAATGGGTTGCGTGTATGGATTACTCTTGAATGCTTTCAAGAGGTCGAACGTGGGGTCCTGATTGGCGATGCGGTATTGCTGAGGTTCGCTGGTGGAGGCCCCTAAAAACCGACTATCTGGCACCGAGGCGGCTCGTCCCATCTGTCGATAATCATTTTCTACCACACGGTTTGCACTCGTGTAATTGGTTTCCACATTCAATTGTTTGGCATTTCCCAAGGGGAATCGATTGGTGACATCGCGGACGATATTGCGTTGATTGTATTCCGCGTCATAAGACTTGTTCTTTTGTTTTCCCTTGGGTTGGCCAAAGACCTCGCCCTGAGTAGACTGTCTCTGCGTCGCTTCAAGATACGGGTTAGCCACCTGATACCCAGTCGTTCCCTGTTGGCGGTCTGTATGGAGGTAGTTTAATCCAATCTTTTCAACATCCATCTCGCGGTGCGTGGTGACCAGTTGTTCATGTGGATTAAACACCAACGGTTTCGCACCTCCCTTGAGGTTACTCTGATACGTCTGGTCAATCGTATTCATTTTTTTACTGTAACGTAATGTTTTCACAATCGGGTCTACGACGTTGGCCATAAACATGCCTCCCACCGTTCCGTAATAGTCTTCTTGACTGTCTCGGCTGTTGGTATAGGAGGTATAACTTTCTTTCCCATAATTTTGCTGCGTGGTGGGAAATTGTCCTTGAGGTGCAAGGTTCAGAGGGTCTGCGCCAAGATAGGATTGTTTGTGGACGGTTCCCTCTTGTCCCTTGTTTGCATAACCCATTTCTTCACCCAGCTTCACACCATAATATTCAAACGTCGTGCTTTCGCGTTCTTCCTTGGTCAACATCTCGATGGGTTTGTTGCGAGGACGCTCGATACCTCCCGCAATACCCGCGCTTTCTACACCATGATAAGCCCGGAAGGTTTCAGGCGTTTTCTTGATAAACTTTCCCATTTGTTCTTGAGAAGTGGCAATTTGTTTCGGGTCATAGGCAGGGGCCTGATAGTTGTTCTCGTAATTGGATTTGGGATTGGTTGCCACACGTAGTTCGTCGACTGTCTTGGGACGCTGTTGTTCGTTGAGTCCCCAATTAAACCCATTGTTCCCCTTTTGGTCTTTGATTTCCTGCCAAGGCTTGTCGTTGGCATGTCTCGACGACTCTTGCACACGAGACTGATAAAAGTCATTTTGATTCTGATTTCCAAACACGGCTGTCACCTTCTCGGTTGGCTTAAAAAAGGACGAGATTTCTTTCTTTTCAATAAAGAGTGACCCTTTTCCATCCTTGCTATCCAGAATTTGATTGTCGGTAAAGTTTGAACCATACGATTTCGAATTGTAAAACATAGTCATGTTGCTATGTTTGACATCGTCGGTTAAGATGTCGTTTCCATCCAAGGAACGAAACAACTTCTTGGAATTTTCTGGTTTCGGCGTAAAATACTTATCCTGATACTGCGAGTAATCACCATCACTGTTCATGCCATATTTTGAAGTGTCCGACTTACTGACCACCTTGTTCTCTGTATCCTTCAACAGGAGTGTGGAGTCTTCGACGTTGGCGACCGAGAGTTCTTTAAATCCCTCTTTCTTAGACTTGTCGTTGGACATTAAATACAAGGCCCCTAACATGACTACGGGTATTGCGATTTGAGCCATTAGTATAAATAAATATTTTAATAGTATGCAGAACGATAATAATCTTTTTCGAGCATACGTGTGGGGCAATTGTTATCAAACTTGAAAAAGAGATTGGCTTGTGGATTCAGTGGTAGAAAAGCATATTGGGCTTGCGGCTTTTCACGGAAAGTCCATGCAGGGAGCGAGGTGCGCGACTCATCGACCGCAAATGTGGTTGTTCCATACGTGTTGGAACGTGTTTGAGGTTTGGTATACGGAATCGCATCTCGACTCAGTGTATTGGGGCGTAAAGACTGACTCACTTCGAAACCATTGGTCTGTAGATTTGCGCCCCATTTCTGCAAGCGAACATGAACGTCATCGATATAAGGGTTCGACATGCCATTCCCTGGGGTGTTTAAATGATAAATACCCATCTGGGTTGACTCGGTTAATTTTCGAGAGATACGGTCTGGGTCATCGTGAAATCGAGTAAACGCCATATATACTAGTTTAGTTTAAATAATTAGGGCGTTCCCGATTTAACGAGATATAAGGGTCAGGCATCATCAATGGAACCTTTTTGTAATACGAGGTTTCCTGGAGCAGGACAGGAGAGGGGGAAGCCTTGAAGGAGGTCCCTTCTAAATCGGTCGAACGTATACCTCGAAGCATAGACTCAATGTCAATCGCATTTCGGTCAATTTGGCCGGCATAAATGGAAGGATTGGGACCGTTGGTGAAGAGGGTCGGTGCATGATTTACACCAAAGCCTCGAAAGGTATTGTAGGCAAGATGTTGTTCGTCTTTTCGTTTCTCGGATTGGTAGTCCAAGGCGGTATTCAGATTGCGAGTAGAAGCCATTATACTAAATAGTATATTTATATTTTATGCCTTGGGTGTGTTTTGTTTGTAGAGTTCGCGCGTGTCTGTGCCGACAAACCAACCCGACTCCAGGCCACTCTTCTTGACCATCACATCCTTGTCGTAAAGAGGAAAGCTCTCCAAGGGAAGATAATCCGTCTCTGACATCTGAATCACACTCTTTTTCTCTTTAAAGGTATCCCCGAACTTGAGCTCGTTCTCGGCAGCGACATTCACATTTCCTCGCCCTAAAAAGGGGACCGACAGGTAAGGTCTCTGGTGAAGCGAAACCTTGATGTTGTTGGTCGTATTCTTGCTCTGTTGCAACTGGGTCGATTGCTCTACATTGCACCCGTTGGGTCCGACACCATACGTGCCCCGGAAAAAGAGATTGGGCTGGCTCGTGGCAAACTCCATGGTCGTATTACAGGACTGGGTATAAGGATTCATGAGATTGTAGTTTGAATAGTGCTGATTCATGATGCCTTTCTGGGTATTCGTCACGGCGTCATTCCCGATTCGGCTCAACTGGTCAAATTGGAAATCCACAACACTCATATAGTTGTAAAGAGATATTTTATTTTATCCTTTACAGATTTTGTCTCGGATTTTTATTCGAGACAAAATTTAAATTTTAGAACTTAGAAGTTAGAAATTAAATTAAATTAAAAGATGCGTAGCGGCTTATCCGACGGCAACACCCCGTAACAGTATTTTAAAAAATCCTTGTATTCAGACTGGTCTACCGTCGTAACCGGGTTTGTATGAAACGGTCTTAAAGACTGTTCAAATTGGAATTGGTCTCCTTTATTTTTAAACAGGTCCCCAATCTGAGAATTACTTTTGTTTTCCTGTAAAATAAATTGTTTGGTCTTGTCGTTGATACTCTTTTCCTTTTGTTCGCCATAATCCTTGGGTTCGGCCGTTTTCATGGGGTTGTATTTGTAGTCTTGCATCAAAACGTTGTTCATAGGATTGGATTGGTCGATGCGCTGGTAGTCGGACAATTCTGTTTCAAAGTTCTCTTTCTGGCTATTGTGAAAGAGAACAATACAACCTAGCAAGATACAGCCTATCACAAGAAAGAGAATGCGATTGAAACAAGCAAATCCAATCACAGACAACACGATGACGAGTCGAGACAAAGCATTCAGGGACTGGTTTCGGTCCATCCCGTCATAAATCCATATCTCTTGTATATACCTCGAGTCAAAGAGTAAGGTTGGATTATCCCCCCAAAAGTTCATATATATACATGATTATATTTTAAGCATGCTTATTTTTTGTTCTTTTTCTTCTTGCCTTTGCTCTTGGCGGGCTTGGACCCGTCTACATCCACAATAAAAGTATCGGCCGACTTCTCCGTGATAATCGGCTCAGGACCCGCGGGCTTCGCGTCCCGCCCTTCGGGCTTTGTTGCGGCCCGCTCCTCTCGTTTTCGCTGTAGTCGCTCCTTGGTCTTGGTGAGCTTGATATTTTCCTGAATTTTGTTGCTCATGCCCTTGAAATCCATCTTACCTCCCATGCCCATCTTGCTCATCATCTCCTTCATTCCAGGCATCATCGTCATCTTCTTCATAATCTCGGCAGCCTCTTCCAGAAGTTCACTCTCTTTGAGGTCACCCTTCTTAATCTTGGTCTCCAACGTGGTTCCGATATTCTTGACAAGTTCCATGATTTTGGTAGGGTTTTTCATCAGCTGCTTCATGAACTCATCCTTGTCTTCCACGTCACCCAATTCCTTGGTGGCCTCCATCGCAATCTCCTTGGCCAGCGAACCAATCTTTCCATCCATCAATCCTTCTAAATGGCTCTTGATTTTCTCCGGGTCTTCAAAGGGCGACCCAGTGAATTCACCGGAAACGCCTTCTCCTGAAATACCTTCCTGTGGTGTAAAGAGGTCCTTCATCTCGCCCATGGTCTCCATAATCTTCTTGTGCAAGTCTTCCTGATGAATAGCCTCAAACAATTTCGAGGTATCGCCAAAGGAATCCTTGTTCTCCACTTGCTCCAGCACGGCAAACAGTATGAGCTGGAGGTATTTCCAGATAGTCTTTTTCGTTTTGTCCGTAATCTTGTCATCCTCCATCAAGGTCTTAAAGTCAATGTTGGGCAACATGAAACGAGGCACCTCAAAGAATGTCTCATTTTCATAGAGGACCTCGAAGAAGACCTTGGGATAAAGCTCGAGACAATAGGCATAGACTTCCTCCGTCGTCCCCAAGGGGACTTCTTTGAGCTCGGGAAAAGTCGTATACAGGTCATTGGTAAACTCCTGATAGACCTGTGCAAACTTGTCTGGAACGGACATTATAATGGAAACATAGTTATTTTTATATGTTTTTACGCGGGTAAAGTGACGAAGACTCCATGAATAGAATTTGTTTCACCCCCCGTAAATTCATTTCTATATACTTTTACAATATCACCACGTATCCTTCTTTCCCCGATAGGCAAGGATTCCAAAAATCCATTCCTTTTGTAGAAGCCTAGAGCCCAAGGAACTGAAGATGCATGAAATGGATAAGCAAATCCATTGAGTGGTCTTGGTACTTTAATCAAAGTATTCAAATCTGGAAGCCGTCTATAATAATCCAAAGGGGGCAAATGGTAGTCATTCACTAACCCTATACATATAGCCAAAAGGTGATAACCTGTAAATCCTGATTTTTCTGCGGAATCCTTATCCAGTCCAACCAATGTAAGCTCTACATAAGGGTCTCCTGCGTTAATTTTTCGAATTCCTGCGGGCTTTGAGGTTTCGGCGTTTTTTCTGCCTCTTTTGTTTCTATGTAAATCCTCGGATGAAAGGTAGTGGATAGGAGGTATGTCATAGAGAGAATATGAAAATACTCCTACAACATATCCAACATACTCACCAAATTGGTTACTCACTTTAAGCACAAACTTGGTCTCTTGATACGGTCCGAAAGTAAATTGGCCATTTATAAAATTTCGGCTGATACCAAGATCTTTGATGCGACCTTTGTCGAGACGTTTTAGATCACCGTGGTCAATAATGTCATGAAGTTTTGAACGATGTAATTCGACTGGGACATGTCCTATATCTGTTACAAATACTGTGCATTTTTCAGGTAGAGGTAGTAAAACATCTAAAACATTTACAGTTGCTGTGAATTTACCCTTGGGTTTTGGGGGTTCGAGTAAGGTATTGTGTCTATTCTTTGAAGAATTGTTTCGACTGTTATTTTGGATTTTTGCTGTAAAGCTATCTTCATCTTCATCTTCATCTTCATCAGATTCACCTTTGGCTGTAAAGTATTCCGTATCCGAAGGATTGGTATTTCCACTATTTTTAGTATTCCTTACATTAGTTCTTGAATTATTTGTTTTTCCATGAGTTCTAGCCTTACGCTTTTTAGTTCGATTCAAGTGCATTATATGAATACAATAAAATAGTAAGACTCAATATCTATACTCGCTTCGGGCCAGGTATATCTGCATTCCGCATCTGCTCAATCTCTTCCATCGAGTAATTCATTTTCGATTTTTTGTCTCCCTCCACTGCCTCCATGTTGGTGCTAAAGGTCGGCGGTCCATCTATCCCACTATACGTATACATTTGTCTCATCCCGCCGTTTCCCTGCGGCGTCAACTCGTTGGGACTCGAGTCCAGGAAGCTAAAGTTATCGCTCATCACGCCCGACCGCTTGACGGTATCCCGACTCAGGTCAAAAGGATTGGGTTCTTCGTAAAGCATCGTCTTCTCTTGCTTGATGGTATTGATTTGAGGTTTAATGTATTCTAAAATTTGATTCCCGGATAGAATTTCAAATTTAGGCTTCAGCAGTAAAACCGGCACACGACTAATCATCGGAGGCAATGGGAATTCCTTCCCATTCGGTAATAACACATAGGTAATGTTATTACGGACCACGCGCTTGTCGATGCATAAATAGACAAACTTATCCTGAAACCCTGCCTTGTTCAATTCTTGTAAGATGGCGGTAGAGAACTTACAAAAATGGCTAAAATAGAGTTCATGTTTAGGTGCGTCATTCATTACTATCTCTTATTTTTTTTCCATGAAAAATAAACACATAACCCAATGAATAAAATGGGTTTGTGTAATGAATTGTCTAAAATGGGTTTGTGGAATGAATCAATAAAATTGATTTGATTTAAATGTAAAATACAAGATATATACAATGGACTTCAAACTGAGCGAAGTGACTGAAAAAGAGAACTCCCTCGAGTTTAACATTCACGGAGTGGATGTGAGTGTCGTCAATTCACTTCGGCGGGTGTTACTCACTCGCATCGAGACGCTCGTCTTTCGGGGATTTCCCTATGCTCAAAACAAATTGGAGTTTATCCGGAACAAAACCAAGTTTAACAACGAGTATCTCAAACATCGTATTCAATGTATACCCATCTTTGTCAGCGACGATACCAAGTATGAGAACTTTGTCCAGAACTTCAAGGTGGTGTTGAACGTCCAGAATCATACCAATGAACTCTTGTATGTGACCACGGGCGACTTTAAGGTCATCAATCAAGTGAATGGAAAGCAAGTCGACCCCGCGAAAGTTCGAGAGATGTTCCCACCCGACCCCGTGAGCCAAGACTTTATCCCCATCTGTGTGCTCATGCCTAAACTCACCGAAACGGATGAACCCGAAGGCCTAGAGTTGTCGCTTTCGTTTACCACAGGGTGTGCCAAGGAAGACGCTTGCTGGAATGTGGTATCGAAATGCTGTTATTTCAACCTAGAGGATGACGCCAAGGTCAAGGAGGCCATGTCCAAAATCAAGGATGACGTGGAACGTAAAGATTTCCAACTATTGGATGCTCAACGTCTATTCCTTCCCAATCAATTCCACATGGTCATTCACTCGAATGGTATCTTTGAACCGAACAAGCTTTTAACCAAAGCGTGCAACTACCTCATCGAGCGCTTTCAAGACTTGAACCTCTTTCTAAGCACACAGACGGCCGTGTCAGAGGAGCGTTATGACACGATTGAACCGTTTGCGATTTACAAAGAGGAAACCAATACCGTTCCTATTTATCATCTGCGAATTGAACAAGACGATTTTACCCTAGGTAAACTCATTGAGAATTACCTAAACTTGATGTTTCGACAGGAGTTTCTCTATATTGCTTTCAAAAAGGTTCATCCACACGACAGTCATTGTTTCATCTCCTTCTCGTATCGTAATGAGGACAAGCCGCTCGAGGTATTGGTTTCCTATCTGGACCAGGTGTCACGACATGTGATTGAAATCTATGAGAAAATCGCGACTATAGGTGCTTAAATAGGATACTCTAAAATCATATAAAATAAAATAACTGGTTATCTAAATGACAATCACCTATGGTAATCTCATCCGTATTCATACGAAACAGGATACCTACAAGGAGAATGTTTTTTTTGTAGAGAAATGCAAGAGTGATGAACTTTTATTACGTGCTCAAGACCAATCGACCTTTACCTTGAAACTGAACGACCCTGAACTGGAAGACATTGAAATTGTCTATGTTCCAGCCGAAGAAGGGTATGCACAACAGCACTTGTTATTTCCAGGGAAGTGGGTCGAGGTTCAATTTGATGCCGAGGGCACGGATACCATTCAAGGTAAAATTATTAGCTCGTCCGGATTGCTTGAAATACTTACCGAAAATGGAACCTATTACATTCCCGTGTTGTATGGATTGCCCGAGGAAGTCTTTTCTATTCAAGAAATCATTCCGCCCGATATTGTCCTCCCGGAACCCGAGACAAAAATGAAGTCACGGAAGGTTGTTGAGTCGGAGGAATACAAACAAGAGGAAGAAGTAGAATCCGTCGAAAACGTCGAAGACGAGGAAGGCGAACTGGGAGAAATTGAAGAGGACGCAGAGGTTCCACTCTTTTACACCCGCGAACAAGAAACCAATGATTTGGTGGAAAACTTGCTCTTGCAAATCGATGAAAAGAAACGGAATACCTATGCCATGAAAAAGATTTACAACGTCGTCCATCGATACCATGAGCTCAAGCAAGAATACATACGATACGACAAGGGGGTCTATTCTACACAGCTTCCAAAAGACCCTTACCTGAATAGTTTCTTACAAGGAAACCCACTGGTCACACCCGCGAGTCAGTCTATCAAAATCAAACATAGCACCTATGAAGATTACGACCTTCCTTCTTATTATACCGTGCTGGACGAGGCGAGTATGGAGAGAGAGTTTGACTTTAAAATGCCCGAGTTTAGTCCAACGTCTCCCTTTCTGGGATACTTACAAGCCGTGTTAAAGCCATTCCAATCTTTGATTGTAGATAAGAATGTAGGCGCCCGAGAACATACACAAACCTATGAAGAAGTCTATTTACTCAATGAACTCTATTCCATTCCTATCGACGAACCATTTGTCTCGTCCTCTCTTGTCGTAAGACCGCGTTCCTTTATCAATTCTATTCACTTGCTGGGCGATACCGTGCTCACCCTTTCCAATCATGCCAGGGTCCCTTATTACGACCTCCTGTTTCGAAAGCATGTGGATGATTATGTCGTCACAGAAGTCGAACCCTCCTTTGTATCGTCATGTGAATGGAGCAATCCGAATAAACTGACATGGTATCGGAATGAATGCACCGATTACAAAGAATACATAGAGAAGGTCATGCCTACCTTTGACGAATTCATAGATTGCTATCTCAATCGTGATTTTGTGAATTTCAGCCAAGCTCTGAAAGAGTTGGAACATTTCAAGATTACCAAGATGGATGTTCCCTTGTATCAAAATTTGGTCAAACGAATCGAAACCAATATTCAGTCCCTGCGCACCAAGGAGCAGCAGTCAAGAAAAGACAACATGAACCCAGTTGAGTCAACGGTCAAGCGCGTTTCTTTTTTACCAGAACTGACGCAGGATTATGTGGCTCTGAAAGACGATGGCTACTATTCCATGAGTGAAAAAATGAAATATGGACTCATCGATGGTTACCAGTATTATATGTTGCAATTCCTCAAGAACAAACCTCAATTGAACTTGAGCGAGGAAGAGTTGAACCAATTTATGGAGACGGTTCAAAAAGAGTTTGAGTCACCCCAAGAAGAGGTTGTTCATCGGCATTACTTTTCAGAAGAACTCATGATGGAAGAAAAGGGACGTATTGTTCTACAAGATATCTCTTATGAGGGCAAGTACATTCAGGCGGCGGACTACTTCGCGAAGAAACTCATTGAGCGTCGGGAGCCTCTCACCTACCAAGAAATCTTGGATAAATTGAAACACGTATTAGGAGGTGACCCGGTGGAAGCCCATTTTGACAAGTCCTTGGTTCAGTTCGTGAAGGAGTTTATTGCCAAGACTCGGGTGGTCAATGGAAGCAGGGCCATCAACATGGACGGTAACACACCCTATGTATGGAAAGATACAGAGTGGGTTCCTGAGAGTTGTTCCTACGACCCGGGTAAGAGCACGGGTATCAAACTCGTAGGTAAGTGTGATGAACATAAACGAGAACAATTCAAAAAGCGAGTGTCAGAAATGATACAGTCGTTTCAAGTGGACCGTCTACGCCAAGAGGAATTCCGAAAGGTCTCGCTAGACGACCCCATTCATAAAAAACGATTACAGTCCATTCAACAGCGTAAACTCTTGTTAGACCTTGCGTATGAAAATGAGAAAAAGTTCTACAAATCGTTGGAACAGCAACAGGCGAATGCGATACCCGTGTCTCCACATCTGGAATTGCGGAAACGCATCTTGATGGAATCCCAACTGGAATTGAAATACAAGGCTCTACAACTGTTTATTTCTCTCTATACCAAGGTAGGCCCAGACCCCAATTGGTTTTATTGTATTGAAACGGGTGTCAAATTGGTTCCTGCTTTTCTCTTGGAAATGGCCGAAGCCTTTTTGCGAAAAGACGACTACGTGGATACCCTACAGCGAATCTGCGACCGCCAGGGCGTTCTCAGTGACCAAGGAGACTATTATGTAGACAAACACAGTGGTTATCCCATTAAAAATATTACCTTTGATGATGGAGAGGATTATACCGAGAATGGGTTCAAGGATATTTACCATGAAGTGATTGCCACTGACGAAGTCTTTGAAAAGGAAATGTCGGAAGATGAACAAATTCAGAAAACCTCTCTTCTTACCCTGGTTCGTTACACAGGATTTGTGTTGGAAGAAAATGAAACACATGAACTGATGGAACGCATCCGAAATTCGACCTTGCTCGCTGGAATCGAAAAGAAAAAAGGTCGAGAACAACAACAGATTTATCTGTATTCCTTGTTAACCCATGTCCTTGTCTATTTACAGACGATGGACCGAAAGAAAGGCGCATCCCCGATGCCTCATTGCAAGCGAAGCTTGGCCGGGTTTCCACTCGAAGAAGAGGAGAAGCTGGGAGGTCTCGAGTTTGTAGTGTGTATTGCGATGGAACTGTCAAAAGGAACCACGCTACCGTGGGCAGCCTTCAAGAAGGTTCCCAAAGATAACCTTTTGCAAATGTCCGTCTCTTTCCTTAAGAAATATGTATTAGAGATACAAGAGGTCAAAGACCAACTCCAGTTACGGCGTGAACAAGTCGTGGTAGAAGACCCACAAGAAACCGAAACCTTTCCATGGTATAGATTCAGTCCGCGGCTCTATCCATTTATGCCCTTGGCAGGAAACTCGACCGTTCCATCGATTCAACAGCAAGTGTTGTCCTTTCGGATTCAGCACAAAATCAATGAACACGTCAAGTCACAAGACGCGTTGTTGCCGAACCGCCTCGTGAATACATGCTGTTACGAAAACAACGATACCCTAGATTACTTTCTCAAGCATACCTCGGTTGCGACCGAACTTTCCCAGTTTAAAAAACTTATCCAGGCGTCTCATCGACAGGCAGACCTTTTACAATCCAATCTCATGTATTCGGCAAAGCCCACCCAACGGCGCATGGTTCAAATGACGGGAACCATCGCGGACGAAACCATCTACAAGGGTATCATACAATGGTTTTCCATGGACTCTGAATTCAAAGAGCCGAATGAATTGAAGAAATACGGGATTACATTGCCACCTGATTACAATAAAAAGGACAGCCTTGCAGTAAAAATAGACAAACTGAAACGCGTCAAACCGATTAGCGAAGAGCTCTTTATGGATATGCTCAAGGACCATTCTCTTAAAATGCTTAAATTTGTCTCGGAGGACAAGGCCTCTACGGTGGTGGTCGAAAATCCCATCGACCAATGGATTCGAGGCAAAAAAGAGAAGGAATTGATTGATTATTGTGAAGAAGAAGCCGAGAAAAAGATTTTGGCCATTCTCGGAACCGTGAAAGAAAAAATCTTCCAAAAAAAATACGAAGATTGTCTACGTATCAATCAGCGGTTTAAATCCGAAAAGAAAAACGGGTTCCTACCTGTAGACCTGGAACACACGACATTCATGTCCAAAATCCTGTGGAATAAAATCGAACTCATTCTTTTTATTTTACCCCAAAAGTTACATCATGCTTCTAGCTTTTACAACGGCAAGGTCAAAGACCATATGATTCCGGCGCGATGGAATTTAAATCATAAACACAAGAAAATGCTGGAGGAATATGTAGAACAATACGACGGTTCTATGTATTCCTTTGTCTCGGACCCAGAAGTGTTGAGTGTATTGGACAAATGGCAGAAAAAGGAACCTACCATGCATTTCGCGCGTTGGATAAAGTTAGACATGCCCCCCAAGAGCAAGCGTAGTTTGTATCATTACATCTATGTCTCTCTCTTGTATGAGTTAAACACCACGGACCGATTGAAACAGTTTCTGCGCGTGTTGATTAGTCTTTTGAATGCAGAGGACAAGACTGCTCTGAACTTTGACCCGACCTATATCAATTATCTTTCAGACATGTCCAAGAAGTCCGAGGTAGACATCAAGACGGATACGTTAAAGCAGCTCACCAAGGAAGCACGTAAGGCTCAAAACACTATGAAGGAGTTGAAATTAGGAGAATGGGGCCTAGGTCTGGGGAAAAGTATTTTTAAATACGACAAGAATGTCTATGAGGATGTATACGAAGAAGCCATGAAAATCGAAAAGGGTATGGATAAAACGGCAGAAGAAAGCGAAATTTTCGGAACCTACGGATTAGACGATGGCGAGAATAAAGAAGGAAATGACGGAGACGAATATTTTTAAATATTCGCTTAGTTATAGTAATGGATATAAACCGTATCGTCTTCATTCTATTTCTCTATCTTGTTCTGTATATAGGATTGGTCCTCTTGAAACCGAATATCCTCTATGAAAAAGGACAGGACATGTTACGACCGTTTGGCGTAGGGTATAAAAATACCACCATTTTACCCTTATGGCTCGCGAGCATATTGCTTGCTATTTTCTCTTATTTTGTAGTGCTGTATGTCATCCATTTACGTTACCAAACCATCTTTATCGCGGCATAACATTAAGTTCGATTAAAAATAATGTCAAAAGCACCGCCTTTTTTCGTCGAACAACCCTCGTTCATCAACGTGTTGGTGCTGACCAATACAGAGAGTATACCAATCAACATGAACCATACAAAAAAGGCGACATTATCCTTTAGCAAGATACAGTAATAGAGTTCCTTCAGCGTGCTCTGTTCAATCTCGGCCGTGAGTAACAACATTTTCAAAGTTCCCGTGAAGGATTTCCACACGATTTCTCCTTTCTCATTAAAGAACACGTCACTTATATCGAGCTCTTGAATAAGGGTGTCTCGGTCGGAATAAAGAGAGTCCAATGCTTTCAAGAGTTGGAAGTTGGTCTGGTCCCGTTCTGCATCCGCGCGGTTTTCAACGGTAAAAATCTTATCTATCGTTTCTTTGAGACCATACATGTATGCTGCCGAAGACCCAAACGTATTTGAAAACAAACGAAGCCAACCAGGAAATATACTGAGAGAAACCGAAAACAGGACAAAAATAGCCATCCATGGAACAATCGTGGCATAGATGGCTAGGTTGAAGTCGGCTTGTCCGCACAATTCAGGCAACGAGGTCAGGTAAATATTGATAATGAGTTGAATCGCAAAACTGAGCACCACAAACGCAACCATCCACGTGAGACCGTTTTCTGGATAATATTTGAATTTTAACACAAAGAACAAAAAACAAAAAGAGATGTAATTGACTAATCCAGTATTGGCCAAATTGCCGAGTGAGCTCATATTTGTAGTATACTATTATATTTTTTAGTCGAATACTATACTTAATATGAATGAACCTTCGTTGGTGGAACCCACGATTAAAAAGGTCTTGAACTCTGAGCTACGAATGAGTAACGAGTATAAGTTTGAGCAAAATAGCCTGTTGTTAAATCTGGGTCTTTTTATCGTCTTTGTCGTGTTCTTTTCTTTTATCCTGTGGTACTCTTACAAAGGGAAACAAGACCCTTTTCTAAAACGAGAGAAAGAAAAGAAAAAGAGAGAATATATCCTGTCCAAATTACAGCATTATCAAAAAATGAAACAAGAAGTTTTTACGAACATTCCTTTTTAAGATTATCCTCCGTCTTTATAATGGAGTATAAAGAAAAGGTCAATTCCTATTACAGGGATAAATCAAAACAAGAGGCCACGGCCAAACGAAAGGGTGTCTCTATCAAGATGGTCCCGTTTGACCGCATCCCCCATCAAGACCTACGTAGTCGCATGCAAGAGCTCAAGACGATTATCCAAGGCTTGGAAGAAGTTTTGAAACGTTACGAAATGGATATTTCCTATGATTTACATGATACCCTAGAAGAATTTGATAATGTAAAACTACAACTCGACCAAGCAAAGGCTCAATACAATGAATTGTTGGGCGCCCGAGACAAGCGAGAGGCTCTCTTACGCGATGAATATATCAAAGCAGAGGACGCCTTGTCTCGGCTTGTGGATACCTATCGAAAGACGGACGACGTTCAAGAGAAAAAGGACATTTACAAGCAACAGCGTCCGTTCCAGCAAAAGTTATTGTCTCGGTTTATGCGAGAGATGAAAGAAGACGGGAACGAATTTCGAATGTTTACCTTGTATCGTCCCGTTCAAGAAATCAAGCTATAAGAGGATTAAAATATACAACTACACTAATGGGAAAGTATATCGATTTCAGATACTTTCTGGTGAGTTTAGCGATTGGGTTGCTCTACATTTACATCTC